GGCATACACGATAACCAAAAATGTAAACAACAGCACCGCCATCATCATCACCAACTTCAAGGAAGTTATTAGCAGAAGATGAAGCTTTTAGCTTACGCAATTGGCTAATTGTTGTTGGATGCATCATCCAGCAAGTAGTTGGCTTAAATTTGTATTGCGCTGGCAACGCGGCCTCTAAGTTTGCCAAGTCATCATAAGCAACGGCTGTATTAGCGGCTTGTGCAACTGCTAAAACAGTGTGACGGCCATTAGTAATGGCACTACCATTAGTTCCAAATGCCGCGGCAGATGTTGAATTAGGGTATGAATTAAGTCCACGCAAGCCAGATGTCGCGCCATAGTTAACTGTAGTTGAGCCAGACTGGTCATTATTAAGCATCATTGAAAGTGCTTCTTGTTGAGCAAATTCAAGTGCAATATCAGAAACCAAAGTTTCTTCTAAATAGTTTACATCGCTTAAAACGGCTGTTCTTACTGGAACAGTAGCGTTAATAACGCGAACTGGCAACTGCCAGAATTGAACTGCTTCATTTCCAGGGTTAGAGTTGACTCCATAACCCCAAGGATTGTCTGAACCGCTTTGCAACAGTGTCGCATTGCCAGTTTTGGCTACAAACGCTTCGTCTGAGCCAATGGTTGTGATGACTCGTGCGCCAGCCATACGAAATGGATTGCCATAACGCAATGCCGCAAACGCATCATCGTAAATTACTCGACCACCAACACCTGAACCCGAACCAGTAAGTGCTGATGCTTCTTTTAAGTTTACAGTTGCCTTGCCATCTACAAGGGCTGTTTTTACTGCTTCAAGGATTAGATTGGTTGTCATATTTAATTCCAAATATAGTTAAAGAGGGGGGATTGCTCCCCCCATCCATATTACAGATCAGCAGTTGCAGTAGAACGATAACGAACCAACGCAAATGGATCAACAACAGAAGTTGCCAAACGCTTTTCACCAAAGAAAGTGATGAAGCCAGGCAATGTCTGGTCATAACGGCGGAGAACCATGTTCAAGCGATCAACGATTGCATGAGCGCGATTCCAGTCACCAAAATACATTGGGAACAAGTCATCAGTACCAGCGGAAGCTGAGTATGCACTTGGGCTATCAACATATTTGTTAACAACAACATCAAAGCCAAGCAATGTACCAACGATACCATCATTACGTGATAAGCCATCGATGTAGATTGGGCGGCCATTGTCATCAACTAAACCACGAATTGCTGAGAGCATGATTGGGTTAATCACAAACTTAGCAGTTGGTGTCCAATATTGCTGTGGCAATGCATAGATAAAGTTAACGATGTCAGCATAAGTAACATTGTTAGCCAATGCGTTTCCGTTAGTTGTCAACTGGTCATAAGTTGCTACATCATGCAAACCAGATGTAGAACCAGTGCCGCTAGAACCGAAAGCTGAAACAGAAGTTTGACCACCAGCGTAAGATGCGTTAACACCTGGGTACTGATTCAAACCACGCAGACCATTAGAACCGCCGTATGGCAATGATGTTGCGCCTTGGTCATTGTTCTGGATCATTGAAAGAGCTTCAGCTTGTGAGAACTCAGCCAACATATCAGAAACAACATTACCTTCCAAACCATCGATGTCATCCAAAGCCGCAGTACGGATAGGGAATTGAACATTCAAGTCTTGGAGAGTTAATTGCCAAATGTTTGTATCTTCAGTTGTAGCAGATCCGTTGTTCTGGATTGCATAACCCCATGCCGCACCAGCGTTGCCAGTTTTAGCACGGAACTGATAGGTAGAACCTTCAGTAGCAACAGCGCGTGAAACACCACGCATTGGGTTCATCAAACGCAGAGCCGCGAATACTGGATCGTAGGCAGTACGACCACCAACACCAGCACCAGAACCAGTCAATGCAGAAGCTTCCTTCATAAACGCATCGTATTGGCCTTCGTCAGCAAACATCTTGATTTCTTTTTGTACTTTAGCATCGCTAGAGTAGAAAGATTTCAACTGCTCTTTAACTGAACGATTAACTTCTTCGTTGATAGTTTTGTAAGTTTTGATAGCAGGAGTCGCGCCCATTTCGCTTACTTTAGCCTCTAAAGCGGCTACTTTTTCTGCGAATTCAGCTTTAACTTCTTCTACCTTGGCTACTGCTTCAACTTTGCTTTCTTCAATCTTAGCAACTGTTTGTGCTTCGATTTCGTCTAGCTTTGCAATAATTTGCTCGGACATAATATTTCCTTTATTTAATGCGATTAGATAATGCTTTCAACAATGCTCTTTGCTCTAAAGCTTTAAGAATTGTATCGGCCTCATTTACCACCGCTTCCAAATCACTTGGTTGTGGGGTTTCTTTAACAATCTCCTTGCTCACATCACGCGATTCAAGAATCTTCTTAAAGACGGAAGATGCGGTGGTCGCACCCTTCTTGGAAAGTCCTGCCTCACGCAAGGCTTCCTCAACTACGCGAGGATTTAAATGCCCTTCGGCATCAAAACACTCTAATTTCATTACTTCGGCGGCTGGATTGTTTGGATACATCACAACAGACACTTCACGCAAGCCGCCCTTTTTAATCTGGAAGTAAGCTTCATCGCTATCATCGCCAGACATAAGTTCGTTGCCTTCTGCATCAACCATGCAAGCTTCGTCAGCGTATGCGCCAACGGAAACTCCGCCAAATAGATCTGGTGACTCTTTTAATACATGATAAACATCCGCACCAGCGGAAGTTTCTAAGAATAATTTGCCTTTAGCTGTCATACCCTTTTCGTCAAAGGCGATTTCATCCCATTGACCGATAGGCATTCCCATATCGTTGTGATTGAGAAACATTGGCATTGGTTTGCCAGCAGACATAAACTCATCAGCCCAATCTTTAAATCCTTCTGGCTTATAAAAGAATTTACGGCCATCTGCGCCTTCTCGCGCACCCCAAGTAGTTGCTACAGCTTCAATTTTACCGCTTGGATTTTGTGCTTCGTCTGCCGCTTGACCCAGTTGCAGTTTTGCTTCGCACACTAGAAGTAGATTTTTCATTTATTGCCCCAAGGTTAATAGCCTGATTATTATCTTGTATTTTAGGGGATTTAACTACCTTTTTTGGTAGTTTATCATTAGGTTGTTTAATTTGTAAATTCAATACATCTAAAATCTTAGTAAGTATCGTCATTATTATTTACCTATATTCATTTTTCGTTTCTGACTTCCGCCACCGCCGCCAGTATCTTGCGGTGAAGTGCCAGGGATAACATCTTGTTTTGTGTTGGCTGAAACTAATTCATCGCCACCTTCAATTTTGGCAATGTTCAAATAATGTCTTGCTTCATTTGGAGTCATAATACCATTACTTACGGCAGACGAAACAAAATTCATCTGATCCAATGGCGCACCCTTCAAGAATTCTTTGGTATCAAATCGAATGCAAAGATTTGGATAGCCTTTAAGCAAATGCGAATTTAACTTCTGCTCAATATTAATTACCATTGGATACATGGTAGTTTTATAAAACTCATCCAACATAGTTTGAGTATTATTATATTTCTGATCCTGAATACCAATCATGGCTGGTGAAACACCAAACAAACCGCAAATACGCTTCATTGTCTGAAGCTTCAAAGCCGCCGCATCAGCATCTTGCAGGGTCAACATATCGATTGTCTCAAATGTCATACCCTGATCTAGCAACATTCCTTGACCTGGCTTAGATAGGTCAGAGGTCTTGGAACCAGTCATGCTTGACCATGCTTCTTTGATACGCGCAGACACTTCTTTGTATTTGGCATCTGGAATGACTTGTTCTGTACGGAACAAACCACTTGGTTTTGCTCCGTTTTGCATTACAAAGTTAGCGTAAAGGTCAATATCTTGATCTAAACCCACTAATTCTGCCGCAAGGATTCCTTTATTAAAGCCAGCCGAGCCTTGCCAAGCCGCCTCTGAGATATGCATAACTTGATGAGCCGCAAGTAGCTCATCTTTATTAAAGCCGTAACTAGGAGTAGAAAGACGATAGGCGGGGTAACGACCAGTAGTAAGCTGAGTGGTAATAAGAGTTGAATCAAGGTTATACATCTCGATAGGCATTTGATTCGGGTCTTTTTGGTCTTTTCTCCACCAAAGGGTAAATGTTTCCCCAGCCAAGTCTTGCCACATCGACCATTGATACCAAAACTCATAAGAACTCTCAAAATTGTTTGGTGTATATAAAAGATTTAATGCTTGTTTAGCTCTTGCTTTATCTCTTGATCCAACTTTATCTGAGGTAATAGCATCTACCATTGAACCATCTGGTAATTTTGCCATTACTTGCTTTGGCAACTGTGCCAATGCTCTAGCTTTGACTCCAACGCAAGCCATTACTGTACTGTTGCGTGTTAATACGGAAATATCGACTGTTCTGCCAGCGGCAGTTGCGCTTGATGTAGTTACATAAAGTAACTGCATTCCAGTAGTTTGTTTGCCGCCCTGACCCTGATAAATAACATTATTACCAAGTTGGGTCTGTCCAAAGACAGTATTGGATTCTTTCTGAACTTGTTTATTACCTCTGAAAATATCCAATAAAGCCATGTTTTTCTCCTAGAATTTGTTTAATTCTATACTAAAACGATCTAAAACCAAAACTACTTGATATTGATGGATTATCTAGTACGCAATGGAATGCCATAATCATCGCAATGATTCCGTCAACCTTTGCTGATGGGTCGGCAGAGTTCTTGCGAATCTTCTTGTTGCCATTCACATCCTCATATACTTC